ATTCCTCTGGGTGCAAGCGCCTCAGCCACTAGCCTGTACGACGACATTTACGATGAAGGAACGGCTGGCGCTGGCGGGCGCCGGTACAAGGCTGGAGTAACCGTCCCGGTGCTCATGATCACCGAGTCTGAGGACCAGAAGCGGGCTATCCCCGAAGGTCGCCAGCCCGTCCAGTTGGTCAACTTTGTAGCCTCTCTTGACGACTTCCGGGCGGCTGGAGTAACCGCTCCGTGGGAGTACCAGCCCCGCCTGAACGACATGTTCTTGTATGACGGCCGGTACTTCAGCGTGGTGTCCTACCGAGTCCGTGGACGCGCCCGTGATGACGTCATGCTGGTGGTTGAGGGTATTGAAGTTTATCTTTCTCAGGAAATGGTCAATGACATTGGACCTTCTTCTTATAGTATAAATAACTACCCTTGGCCTACAACACTGGCAAATTTGGGCTAAAATAGCGATGCTGAGGATGCGCGTCCTCGGCACCATATGCCTAGTTCCGCGAGGAGGTGTTGATGCCTGATTTTTCGTACCCCATAATTTCTCCGGAACGAGACGCTGTGGAACTCTCCCCACTTCTTCCCATGTTTGACTTGCTGTCCCAACTCTGCGACGAGGACAGCGCCTTCTGGGATTGCCTAGATTCAAATATTTCAATATTTGAAAAACAAGTACAAAAGTACGTTTCGTCTTTGCCGGGATGGGAGACAATAGGGCCCAACATCAAAGTGTCTTTTAACTCTGACGGAAACGCTTTGGATTACTTCGTAGATTCTGACGAAAACACCGTGAGCAAGTTTAGAGAACTTGAGTATGGTGACGGCGGTAGTGCCCCTCAATTTGTGCTCCGAAACCTGTCACTAAATCCTGACTATCTGACTCAAATATACGAGCAGACAATGCTGGAGGTATCCCTGTGAATACTGGGTTCCTGCTAGCAGAGGACGCGGCCGTAAAGGCCCGGTTTTCTGGCATGACTGTTTCTGACGATAAAAACGGCTCGCGCCCTGTTCAGGTGTTTTTCCGGTATCCCGAGGGCGAAACAGAGAGAATCTACCCGTTTATTACCATTGAGGCCATAGACATCGTTCATGCCCTTGAACGCCAGCACTCTGAGACGGTTATTTACGCTTCTACGAGTAGCGCGGCGTCAGCCCAATACCGCGGTCCAGCGGCTATGGGTTATTGGCCAAGTGAGCACTACAACTTTACGCAATACTCATCTGCGAGCGATTTGGTTGCCAGCAATGAATTCTTGCCCGTAGATATTCTGTATCAGGTCTCTACCTACACCCGTTCTGCACTACATGACCGCCAATTGACATCTCAGATGCTCCACAGTCGGGCTCGCCCGCGGTGGGGGTTTATTGATGTTCCGGCAGATAACACTATCCGTAGATTTGATCTTCTTGATTGGGTTACAGCCGACCTTCTTGACCCAGAAGCAGGCTACCGCAAGAGGATATTTAGAAAAGTCTATACTCTCAAAATGTCAGCAGAAATGACTACATATGACTTGGTTGTATCCAAGCGTGCGACTGAAATTCATAGTAGTATTTCTGATACGAACTCCAACCTGTCCGAAACTGTCCAAAACTAATCCACTGGAGGATTAACTATGCCTTACACTCGCCCCGGAGTCTACGTTACCGAGTCTCCTCTTAAGAGCACTGTCCGTCGTAGCGCTGGGACTTCCACGGCCGCGTTTGTCGGTCGGCTGTCCCGTGGCCCCATGGCCCCCACCTTGATTGACTCGTGGTCCGCGTTTACGTCTAACTATGGAGAACTTTCGCCAACCAATGACGTTGCATACGCCGTTTACCAGTTCTTTGCAAATGGTGGTCGTAACTGCTACGTTTCCCGAGTTGCTTACGCAGACGCCGCCGCGGCAACGGCCGGGTCGGTCATGTTCTACACCCCGAGCACTGGTAGTGCTTCTGCCCGCTTGTTTGGCGCTACGGCCGTTAACCCCGGCCTACACGGCAACAGCCTCGGGATCGTTAACACTGCGGGCGTAGTCGGTGCGACGGCCACCGTGTTGCCGACATTCAACTTGTCTGTTCGCGTTAATAGCGTTGAAGTGGAGTTTTGGACCGAGTTGAGTCCGGACCCGGCGAGTAGCCGCTATGCACCGACGATTGTGAACACTTACTCGTCGTACGTTAACTTGACTAACTTTGCTTCGGTCACGGCTAACACTCAGTTTGTGTACTCAAACACGGGGGCCAGCGTGCAACTTGCTGGTGGAACCGATGGCACCGCCGCCGTGGCCGCCCCTGCGGACTGGGACACGCCGTTCCAGACCGCATTTACAAAGTTGTTGGACGTCCCGGAGCCGTTGTTGATCAACGCGGTGGGGCAGTCGCGCACCGAGATTGTTCACGCCGCCCTCCAATTGGCGGCTGACCGAAATGACTCGTTTGTGATCATTGACCCCTCAACGTCTGCGACTACCTCTGGAGCAGTCACGGCGGTAACCAACGCTTACACGACAAACACCAACTATGGTGCGGTTTACTACCCCATGTTGAAGATGTCGGACCCGGCTAAGACCGGTATTGGTGCTATCCGCGACACCTTCCCCGGTGGAGCGGTTGCGGGACTTTACGCCCGTATGGAATACGAACGTACGGTTGCAAAGGCGCCCGCACCCTGCAACTGGCTCGCCCCGACAAGTACGTCACTGTGCGTCGTTCTTTGAACTACGTCAAGTTTGGTGTTTCGGAGATCGCAAAGACCGCGGTGTTTGAGCCCAACGATGAGCGTTTGTGGAACTCTCTTACGATGCGTATTGAAAAGTTCTTGTCTGATTTTTGGGGAGCGGGCGGACTTAAGGGCCGCACTCCTGATGAGGCGTTTTTCGTGGTTTGTGACAGCACCAATAACACAAGCACCACGATTGATGATGGAGAAGTCCGCATCAGCGTCGGCGTCTCCCTGCTTTACCCCGCAGAGTTCATCGTTATCAATGTCAGTCAGTGGCTCGGCGGGGGCAACACCGCCGATAATATCTAAGGAGAAACATGCCTCAGTTAATTCGTACCGATCCTCTTCGTGACTTTAAGTTTACGGTGGAGATTGCGCCGTATTCGGACACTTTGCGGAGCATCACAAACGGCATCGGGCGACTGGGTTTTGCAGTCGTTTCCGGTCTGAGTGTTAGCAACGAAATGATCCCATACCGTGAGGGTGGCATGAACACGCACCCGCACAAGATGGTTGGTCAGTCTGACTTTGGTCCGATCACTTTTAGCCGTGGTGTGTTTGAGCGGCAAGATCAGTTGTGGCGCTGGCAACAGTTCATGCACTCGTGGACGCAGGCCACCCCCAATGACAATGGTAGCAACGGCGTGGATGATTATCGTTGTGACATTACTGTTAGCGTCTATGACCACCCCCATTCGGCCGCGGTGGCAACAGATACTAACGCTGGCTATGCCACCGACCCCGGTACGCTGAACCGTAATGTTGTTCCCGGTAACAAGAAGTTGTCTTTCACCATTTACAACGCTTGGCCCGCGGGCTACGCTCTTGGTGACCTTAACGCCGGAAATAGTTCTATCATGATTCAGCAGATGACAGTCAATCACGAGGGATTTACCATTAACTGGAACCCCGCCTGATTAACTACAAATAAGGAGCATTAAATGTCAGAAATTAAAAGTTTTGAGTCGCTGGCGGCAACTCCTGCGCCAGTAATGCCACAAACCCCCGATACGGCTGTGTCATTGATCCGCGGTATTAACCTCGGAGACACTTGGCTGGATACGGCACATGTGCGTGAAATGACCGGTGCAGACGAAGAGTTTCTTGCCAGTATGGAAACTCGCACAAACGCAAACTACGCCGATTACGTTCTCGCGTTGCTTAAGCGGACCACGGTCTCTATTGGTGACATCAGTATCGCCAATAATCCGGAGGTGCTCAACGAGTTGATTATCGGTGATCGTGACCTGTTGTTCCTTAACGTCATTAAGGCAACTTATGGGAACAACCGAGAGTTCAAGGTCATGTGCCCTCACTGTAGTAAGTCAAACGACCTGCTCGTTAACTTGAGTGAGGATTTTCCGATTGAAGGCGATCCTCAGTCTGCCCGTAAGCCCATCAGTGTGACTCTTCGTAATGGCATGACTTTGACAGTCAACCACCCCACCGCCGTGGACAGCGCGGCTATTGGAAAATCAAACAAAAATACCGCGCAACAAAACACAATGATGATTGCTAAGTGCGTGGTCATTGACGTTCCAAATAAGGAAGAGTGGGCGCGTACCCTGAACGT